TGATCTGATCTCCGGTTTCCTATATATACTTTTTCGGATTTACCTTTCCGGGCGGTTAGCTCAGCTGGGAGAGCATCTCGTTTACACCGAGAGGGTCGGGGGTTCGAGCCCCTCACCGCCCACCATTGCCCAGCAACACTTTCAGGCAAATTGGCAATTTTCTGTTTTCCAACACCGTACAGTTATCGTACCGCAAACGGGTAATAATCAGCCTGTCAGCCCTATCTGGTAGCGCGAAGACATCTGGCTCATCCACTGGCCTATAAGATCGTCGCTCAGGGCCTCGCTTGAAATAAAGAACGCGCTTTTTTTTATGCCGTTTACGGGATCGTTTGCGGTTTCGTTTTTGGCAAAAAGGTGAACGTAACCAAAGCTCGACCAGTCGTCTATGGTTTCATTAACGTTTCCCGCGCTGACATTGTTTACAAACACGTCCATCTGCGTGCCGGAATCAAAACGGCAGACTACTATTGCCTGTTCAACATCCGCGTGATCCGCCAGCGCAATAGCGGAAGAGCCGTCATCAGTCCAGGTCAGATTGCCGTCAGAGTCGCAATTAAGGCGGCGCGTGGAACTGCCCGTGTTTTCATTGCCGATAGAAAATATGGAACCCGGCGCGACGGGTATTTCCATGACAAGGCCCACCGTCATGGTAGTTCCAAGGGACAGATCGGAGCTTTCCATGTGAGTGGCAAGGCCGTTATAAACAAGGCACGGCTGGCTGTTAAGCCCATCCTGATCGACAAGCGGAGACGTTCCATCAACGGTCATGCCGCCAAGATCAGTAATCGTCCCGCCGTCCGTAAGCCCGGAGAAATCCCGCCAGTCGAAATATACAGGAACGGTAGCGTTGTCGGGAAGGTAAAAAGCCGCCGCCGCCCCGCCCGCACCGACAGCTATCGCATTTGCAATCATAATCATCTGATTTACCTCACATCCAGATTAATTGTGTCCCAGACAATGCCGTTGGTATTGTCGGCGTCGTAAATCACCAGGCGAACGTCGTAATAAGTCATTCCGGCTGAAATGCCTGTTTCAGCGCCAAGGCTGATAACCAGCTTGCCGCTGGCCGCGTTAGTCTCCCAGTCAAACGGGGTTCCGCTGGTCTCGCCGGAGATCGTGGTAACGCCGTATTCGTCCGGAAAATCCAGCTCGACTTTTGTCAGACTGGCAATATTTTGAACAACGCCGTCAGCCTTTAAAATCAGGTCGATGCTGTTATCCGCGCCGAGATACACAATTTCAGTTTCACTGCTGGTCATGCCGCGATCGCCTTTCTGTCTGGTGTTGCCGAAACCGCGCTGCGCACCGGCGTGTCGCTGTTTGCCGCCCGGACGGGCGTATCCGGTACCGCCCGGCGAACGACAGTTTCACTTGTTAAAGTTCGCTGGACAGTCGCTGTAACCAGCAACGTGTCAATGCCGTCCAGCAAATGACGGCCCGAAGCTGCGAGAGTGTCGCCGCCTTCGGTAATATCAGCCGAGCCGGCAATTGCCACAGCTCCGGAGGCAGCGAGAGTATCCGCGCCCTCGGTGATGTCGGCTGAACCGGCAATTGCCACAGTGCCGGAAGCCGTGAGAGTGTCCGCTTCTTCGGTGATGTCGGCCGAACCGCTGATTGCAACGGTGCCTGAAGAAGAAACAGTATCGCTGGCTTCGGTGATGTCGGCCGAACCGCTGATATCAACAGTACCGGAGGCCGTGAGAGTATCCGCTTCTTCAGTGATGTCGGCGGAACCGCTGATATCAACAGTACCGGAGGCGGCGAGAGTATCCGCTTCTTCAGTGATGTCGGCGGAACCGCTGATATCAACAGTACCGGCAGCCGTAAGAGTGTCGCCGCCTTCGGTACTGTCCGCCGAACCGGCAATTGCCACAGTACCGGAGGCGGCGAGAGTATCCGCTTCTTCAGTGATGTCGGCGGAACCGCTGATATCAACAGTACCGGCAGCCGTAAGAGTGTCGCCGCCTTCGGTAATGTCGGCGGAGCCGTTGACCGCCACAGTGCCTGAAGAAGAAACAGTATCGCTGGCTTCCGTAATATCGGCAGAACCGCTGATATCAACAGTACCGGCAGCTGCTAGAGTATCACCGCCTTCGGTAATGTCGGCGGAGCCGCTGACCGCCACAGTGCCTGAAGAAGAAACAGTATCTCCGCCCTCGGTGATGTCGGCCGAACCGCTGATATCAACAGTACCGGCAGCTGCTAGAGTATCACCGCCTTCGGTAATGTCGGCGGAGCCGGCAATTGCCACAGTGCCGGCAGCCGTTAAAGTGTCCGCCCCTTCGGTGATGTCGGCAGAACCGGTTATTTCATTTTTTTCTTCTCCTGCCCCGCCTGCCCAGAAAGCAAGTAAAGATTTATAGCCAACTGTGATACCACCGGTTTCCTCGGTCCCGAAAACCACAAAAGATGAAGGGCTGTTCTGGTTGGCGTATTCGGCAGCGACCCACCCGGCAGAGAATTCTGTGCCTGAAATTCGCATTTCATCAAGAATACCGTCAGGCCCGCGATCCGAGGTAGCGGCAATACCGGTCAAATGGGCAATGTCATACCAGCCAGTGAAGGCAGCATCGGCGACATAGCTGCCGTTTTCATAGAGATAAACCCGCCCGGATGATGCTCTGTAAATAAACTCAAGATGTTTCCAGACGTTGAATGTGGCTGTTGACGAAAGCAGAATACTGCCGCTGCGCCGCAGATTTATCGCGTCTGTTTCTATGTGGCGGATACCGTCAGTATAGCCGCTGCTACCAAATACGCTACCGTAATCCCCGCCGCCTCTTGAGCGAGGATAGTACCAGAAGGAGATGGATTTTATCGAAGACCCTGTAACAGCAAGATCGACCCGCCCGGTATCAACATAATCATGGGCGTCATGTAGTTTCCCGGAAGCCGTTACCGTGGCTCCGGCCACGTGAGTAGCGGTATATGTTCCGGTGCTGTCGGCAGGGCTTGTTTCTCCCATATGAAAGACGGCCATAAAGGAAGACCATGCGGCAGCATCATCAGATTCAGACGCTCCGGAATAGCCGTAATAGATATAAAAAGTATTGTCTGTAGTAGAGGACAGATTACCCTTGAACCATAGTTCAATAGTCTCTCCAGAAGTATCAATATCAACGAGTTCACGGGAAAGCTTGGTCGTGCCGTCTGAAGCGGTAATAACAATATCTGAACCGTCCGATTTTACATGTGCCCAGAATGCAGCCGTGCAACTGTTTTCCTTGATTAGAACCGGAAACGCCGAAACATTGGCAGATACCTGCTCGGCCGGAACTGTTATTTCTATTCGGTACTGCCAGTTATTATTGTACCAACCCATTTCAAACGCCCATTAAGCCGGATCTGATCCGGTAATCGGATCTGCCGTAGCCGTACTCATTGACGAGGTCCAGGCCGATGTCGTGTCGTCTTCCTTGTAAACTGTCAATGTTGAACTGGAAATTGCCCATTTATTGCGGATATGCCTCAAGGCGTTGAGCGGGGAGCGTGCATTCGTGTCAGAAACCGCTGACATATCCCGGTTCAAAAGAGCATCAGCGTTTTCCGTTGCTGTCGGTATTCCGGAAACATCAGCTTTAAAATCATCAGCCACCGCTTGCATGGCAGTCACAACATCAGCATCGCTGTGAGTCGAAAACCCTGTTGCAGTCAGCCAGTTATCTTGATTTGTCTGTAATTCATTAGTGTCGGCAACAATAGCATTCAGTTGGGTAGAATTGCTGTCTATCTCACTTCTGATATCGGCCGCTGAAGGGTAGTTAATATTAGTGTCTGCTGTAAGCGTTCTTGTAGCAACGCCCCAAACATCCGCCGCCGAATGCGTGCTAAACCCTGTCGCCGTAGTCCAGGCAGCGTCCCCGCGATCCCTGATAGCTTCAAGAGTATCCGTGGTGTCCCACGTAGCGCCCTTGATTTCTGTGAAAGCGCTGGTCATTTCAGTAGCAGTTGGAGGATCATAATCTGTCAAAGCAGTATCACATGCCGCGTTAATCTGATCTGTGGCATCACTGCCCTCAATAGTTGTTGTGTTCACATCCAGTTTAATCGTGCCACCGGCATAACCGGTGCCGTCATACATCTCTGTAAAATTGGCCAGTGGAGAGCTTGTCCCGACAACGCGCCGCACATCAGCGGGGAAATATCCGGCAGACGCTGTTTCCAATGCCGATCCATCAACTTTTGTAACATCTGCCTCAGTTTGCCACTTATCGTTTGCGGTACTGTAATTGGTAGCAAAATCCGTGTCATATACAATTTCGGCGTTGTCGGCCGCTGTAGACGAACCGGATATCTGGGTTGAGTCCACCTGAAGTTTATCGGAATTGCCAATCAAACTGTCATACACGTTCGCGGCCAGCACGCAACAATCTACTTTTACCGGCAAAGCGCCGGATTCATGTACAAAGATTGTTAAAGGGCCGAGAGTATTGGTATCCGTGGCATCGAGCACTGCATAATAAACACCGCCAGCCATATGAGTGGCCCCGCCGCTGTTTTTATCTGCCAAACTGGTAGCTCCGGTTTTCCAGATTTTTATGTCGGTATTTGAAATAGTCAGACCCGTCTCAGCCGTTTTACCATCAGAGTCATCGACAAAATGCCCTAAAGGAACCTCCTGCGAAGCTGTTGATTGCTTTAAATAAATCATGACATTCCTTGCTGTTGCCTGTGGTGCATAATTACAGGAATTGACGTTCCGCCGCCTACTCGGAGGTTATCAATATTAACGACACAATCTATTGTTTCCCCATCGGGATTAGCGGGAGTTGTCTCGCGATAAGCCAGCCCGATTTTTCCAACATTTGAAGGAATTGTACCAAACAGCGTACCTGAACCCGATGGGGCGTAGGCCGCAAGCATACCGAGAAAACTTCCTCCTGAAGTAAAAAACGGAAGCGCTAAAAACATTCCATTTGCAGTGCCAGATTCCGTTATTGTGTAATCAAGATAGATCGTTTCCCCGGCGTACGCTGATAGGTCAACGTCTGCTCTAAGATCAAAGGCAATAGCGATCCCGCTGGGCGGAGGCCCCGAACTAAGTGTGGAACTGTGCTCTACCTTCCAACTATACGTCCCCTGCGTAACATTGTCCGTGGACCTTGTTGGAGTAGTTCCAGCGACCTTGGTCCACGTAAGATCGCTGGAAAGTGGATTGCCCTCGAAATCTTCGATTACTGTTGTCGTCATGCTTTACGAATTCGCGGCGTTCAGGGTAAAGCTGCTGATTGTGATGGCCTGGCCGGAAGCGATGCTGGTGTTATCCAGCGTCAGATCGCCGCCGCCGCCGGTTGCGGTCACCGTGCCCTGAATGTGACAGGTCGAGCCGCCGCTGTCCTTGATCCGGAAATGCGCGGCCGTTCCGGTAGCGTCCGCGCTGGAATCCTCCCAGGTACCGGCGAGAGCCTTTGAGCCGCTCGAAGCCGCCGCCATCCAGTCAGACGGCAGGTTAAGCGTTGCCAGAACCGTGCCGCTGTCGGCCTCGGAACAATCTGCCGGAGCGGCGCCGGAGCGGATCTCCATGATTGCGCTGGTGCCGATCGTGCTTTCGACCGCGTCAAGCTGAGAGTTTCTTACCGCTACTGAATATTGAAGTGCCATTTTTAGTTCTCCTTTTTTAAGAGTTTACGAATTTGCGATTTGTCCGCCTGGCAACCCCGCCCCCATTCCAGGACGCGAACGCTCCAGCGGTTGTCTTCCTCAACGGTAACCGGCGAGGCGGGAGCCGCCGGTTCCGGCGCAGCGCGCACCAGACGGTCAGGGATTACAGGCGCGCCCGGATTGTTGTTTGCGCAGGCAGTCATAAAAAACAGCGCGGGCAGGATGCACCAGAGCGCCGCCGTCAAATTTCCTGTAGCTTTCATTAAGTTCCTCGCTTTGCTCGCGCAGATTTTCCCGGACGGCAAGCGAGCTCTCCAGAGCTTCCACCGCCGCGGCCCCGCGCTGCTTTTCGATTTGCAGGTCTTCCTTCAGATTGCGGGCATCGCAGTGCCGCTCCACCGCCTGCCATCCCAGCAAAAAAACTGCGGCCGCCGCGATAAAAATCACGGCCAGCCGCACCAGTAAAAGTTGGGGTTTTTGAAGGAGCCCCGGTAAATTCATTCTTCGCCGTGCCTGCTTTTATAAGCCGTGCGGCATCCGGCGTACCACATCAGCGGGCCGCAAACCGCCACGATCAGCCCCGCCAGCCCGGCCAGCGCCGCGCCTTTCCAGATCCCGAAACCTGCCAGCAAAAACCCCGCAAAAAAAGCGTGGTAACACGCCCGGCGTTCGGATGATTTTTGTCCTCTTGTCACTTTTAATTCTCCTTTATAATCCCAGAACTTTTGCGCCCTTGCTAACCGCCCCGGCGATCGTTCCGGCACCGGCAGAAGTGTTGTAATAACGTTTCCAGTAGCGTGCCATGCCTTCCAGGTCGTCCTGCTGCGGCAGAGCTTCGGGAAAACGCAGATAAAACGCCCGGCAAATCGCCGTGGCGTAGTAAAGATTGCCGTGAAGCTGTTGCAGCAGATCCATGTCTTTAAGAAGCAAGCGCCGGACTTCTTTAAACATCTCCGGCCGCCGGGCCAGCAGCCACTGCAAAATGCAATCGTGAGTTTCCGGCTCGATCTGGTAAAAGCTTCCGGCCGGGCCGTTATCCAGCTGGTGCAGGTGATAAAAGCCGGTTTCAACGAGGCCGGTGAAAATCACCATTCTTTCGGCCCGCCGGCCGCCTGCGCCGAGACGCTCAAGAACCGGGCGCACAATATAATCGCGGTACTGGATTAAATTCATTTGCCGGTACGCCAGTATAAAAAGCCCATTAACATTATGGCCACAGCAGCCATTGTCATGCTTCGGACAATAGTTTGAAAAATTGTTGATCGCGCTGATCTGACGGCTGCAATCAAATCTCGCAAATCCCGTATATCGCCCGCAGCTTCCTTACCTCCCAAACCGATGCGATCAAGGGCTTTATTCGCGCCGCGTTCCGCGCTGCATTCGAGCAAAGCCTCAAACTGTTCTTGCGGCAAACAGATTGTGTCTTGATCTGCGATCATGATTTCCTCGTATATTTAAAAGTCATTCTTGCCTGAAGAACGCTGGACGGGCCCTTGCGGCCATCCAGCAAGTCGTTGTCAATTCCGATCTTGCCGCTGTGAATCGCCTCGGCCAGATCGTCTTCGCCTTCGTTTTGCAACTCGATCAGCTTAAAAATCCGGTCGTCCAGCGGGTCCAGCATTACTACTTTTTGTTCCGGCGCGATGTTGCCGAATGGATGCGGAATTATATCCATGTCGGCGTTTTTTATTTGCTGGGTAATTTCCTGAAATTCCTTTTCCAGCGGCGCACCGGACATAAATTCCTCAAGCGTGCGCTTCTTGACAATTCTGCGGTATTTTTTTCTGCTGTTCGGATCAACGTATTTTGCGCGGATGTCGGTCGGGCCGTTGTAGGCCCAGGGCGGCACGTCGGCGATATAGGTGTTTTTGACGCTGCCGTCGCTTTCGAGCAGGGCGAAAATAAATCCGCCGCACTCGCCATCACCAAGATCGAACGGCGGAGACGAGGTGACATAACGCTGCTGAGCGTAGGCTGTTGAATACAATGCGTCTGACCATTGAATATAAATCTGCGCTGCGTATGAAGTCGGCGTTCCGGTATCATCTTCCACTATCTCGACATTTAATGTACAGCCGGCGCCGGTAGCCCCTGTTTTAATTTGTGGGTAAAATCCGTAAGACCCGCCCGGCAGCGTCAGATTAGTGCCGCTTCCGGTTCCGGAAACGCTTCCCGTGCTGGTGTTCAGATCCCCTTGGCTGACGCTGGCAAGGCCGTCGCTGCCACCGGTGCCGCCAATAATCAAAAACTGGGTGCCGTCATACACCATGTCGTAGATGTAATTGGCCACCAGATCATCAGCTTCCAGCGCGGCGATTGAGCCGCTGGAAAGCTTTTTAATGTTAACCGCGCCGTGGGAGTCGACATTAATTGTTGCCGCGCCGGTGTTGTTGCTGGCAATTTTTACCCGGATTCCCATCCCGGCCGCCAGCCCGGTCGAGCCCGGCGACAGCGTAACCGTCAGCGCGTTGGCGGTTCCGCCGGCGGCGGCGTAAATAAACGTTCCGCTCTGGGTGTCCTTGGCCATCGTCAAAAGCAGACCGCCGGAGGTGGAGCCGTCGCCCATCCGCAGCCGGTCGTTTGTCTGATCCCATGCCGGTTCGCCGTCGGCGGGTGTCTGCCCGTTGATAGCCGAAGCCGTATCGCGTCTTATCTGTACCTGATTTGCCGTCACGAGGTGAATCCTCCCCAGTCTTCCGTTGTTCCCGGCGACCCGGACCAGTCGTCCCAGTCTTCGGTTGTTCCTACGCCGCTCGACCAGTCGCCCCAGTCCTCGGTGCTTTCCACGCCGCCGGCAGTTCCGGCGGTAAATCCTTCAAGCGTCGACCAGCTGGATGCGATGCCAAGATTATTCAGGGCCCTGATGCGGATGTCGTAATTCGTGCCCAGCTCGCCGGTAAAACAATCGGCGCTGGTATCGTCTCCCTCCGGCCGCCTGCCGGTAGGTATCCAGTTGCTGTCGGCGGTTTTCTTATACTGGATCTGAAACTGCCCGCCCTGAACGACAAATTCGTTCGGGTGCGCTTCCCAGCTCAGAACGATCTGGAAAAGATCGTCGCTGCCCAGCGTCTCGATCCTGATCGAGTCAACCGACAAACCAACCGGCGCGCTGACGTCGAACGGGTCCGGCAGATTGGTATCCGGCGCCGGATCGACTGCCGTTTCCTCGCCGTTGTTCCAGTCGTAGACAGCGCTTGCAGTTTCCTGCAGCAGCAGATCTACGTAGAATTCCGGCGCGCCGTTTTGATCGCGCACGTTCAGCTTCCAGCGCATGACCTCGAACACTTTTTCGTCCCAGCCCATCCGGTCGTTGGTAATGTTCACCGTGTCGCCGGGCTGGAGCTGCATCGCGTGCAGCGAGCAGGGGTATTCGACCACTATTTCCTGCCTGTGCTGCTCCAGCTTGATTTTCGCCAGCCGCTGCGCCGTGTGCGGGCGCTGCGTAAGCGGCAGGTCGAGATCGGTAATCAGTTCGTCGCCGTTATCGGCGCTTTTATAAGTCGAGTTCGTAATTACCGGGTAATCGGAAGGCTGGCCGTCATTGGCCGGGCTGACGTAAACGCCCTTGACGGTGTTAAACCGCTCGCGCCTGGAGACTTTCGGCGAGACCCGCATCGGCCCGCGCAGATGAGACTCGTCAAGCGTGACTGACGGGCTGTTGTAGGCAGCGGCCAGCAATGTCCAGTTGCCGCCGACGTAAATTGCACGGCCGCCCATGGCCGATAAAATATCGCGCAGGTTCTCCCCGACCGGCGAATCCGTTTCGACAACGCCTCCGCCGAAGTAGCGCGGCTCTCCGTTCTTGCGGACGGTAAAAGATGTTCCGGTTCCGGAAAAATCAACTGCCGTTCCGGTAATGGCGTTATCCAGACTGGAAGCCAGCTTTATCCGCGGCGTTCCCTTGCGCTGATAGGGTATAACGTAATAATCGGTGCCGGTTGATAGACCCGCAGGCGGAGTGCCGGTAAGCTCGACCTGATCGCCGAGCTGGTATTTCAGCCGCGTGCCCTCCAGGGTGATAATCTCGGTCGAGTTGTCCACCGCGCTGGCCGACGTGTCCAGATTTGTAACCGTTACAATCTCTTCACACTCGTTGGCCGCAGAAGTTACGGCAGTGCCGTCAATCGTCGAGGCGGACGCGCCGTATTTTGTATCCGCCAGATAATCTCTTGCCTGCAGCGCGGCATTAGGGCTCCAGCGGTTCGTGCCGTCGCGGGTGTCGAACAGCTTGCGGCCCTTTACCCAGGCGCTGATATTCGGGATCCCGGTCGGAAACTTGTCGCGGTCGTACTTTAAACGCACATAAATGTAGGCAATACCCCGGCCCTTGTGGCTGCTTGTCCACTCTGCCACTTCGCTGACCAGATCGCTGTCGGCGTTCTGGCCGTCATAGCCCAGATGCTTTTTAATCCGCACCAGTCCGTCATAACGCCCGTCGGTAACATTGCCGGAGCCGTCAAGATAATCCGGCGGAATCGAGGTATTGTCGAACCAGATTTCCCCGATTTCCTCGACTTCGTGGCTTGCCAGCGCGATAACCAGATGCACGTATTTGTTTTCCTGGGTGCTGGCGGCAAAAACCAGCGGCCCGGAAACGCGGCATTCGCCGTAAACAAGCCGCCGCGCCGTGATCGGCTGGCGGATCTGCTGGGTGCGGTTGCTGGCCTTGACCTGAAAGCCGTTCAGATTCGGCAGTTTCGGTTTTGGAGCCAGCGCAGATTGAAGCGAAGAAAGCGCAAAGCTGGCCACTCCGATTGCAATGGCCGAAGCTGTAACGCTTAATCCGAATACCATTACCCCGGCAGAGTACGCACCGGCGGCCGTGGCTACTGCTCCCACAACGGCTGCAGGCGGCATCTCAGACCCTCCAGACTTTTAAAGCCCGGTCGAGCTTTAAAAAGCTCAGCCCTTCCGGCCCGGCGAGCACGATTTTTCGTCCCGTCAAATCGATAATCCCGAGCGCCGGGCCTTCCGGGGTGTCTACCAGAGCGGCGTCGCCCCTCTGGCCCTTGAAAATATTTTCCAGAGCCGGCCCGCAGGTTTTTTCCGCCAGATCCTCAAGCCCGGAAAAACCCGCCTGCGTAAGCTTTCGCTTTGCGCCAAGGGCGGTCGAATAACGGCCGCGGAAATCCGCAGCAGGGTCGAAATCAGTCACTGCCAGAATGCAGGCGGCACAAAAAAGGGCGCAATCATGCGCCCCGTACTGAAATCTTTTATGTCTTCCCGCCTCGATGGCTTCCGCCAGCCGCGACGGCCAGTCCTGCTTTTTTCGCAAAATCTGTCCTTTTTTCGTTTTTTTGCTTTTTTACTCAAAACCTGTTGACTTTTGTACTTAAAAAAAGTACATTATAAATATGAGGCGACGGGATTGGCCCGACGCAAAAGGTAAAAAAGGAGACCTTAAAATGATCATGCACAAAAACAGCGGAAACTGTGAATTGTCTGGCGGTCGGGAAGCCGCGTATAAAACATTAGCAGGCCCCATCGTATTAAAGCTGCGCACAGAAGCTTCTGCCCATGGGATTGAATGGCACCATGCTGCTGGCCATAGTTCCGGCAGAGAGATCATCAGCTTTTTCCCGAAAAATCCTGCTGAAGAGCAGGCCATCGACAAGCTGGAAGAGCTGGTGGACGACAATAATACTCGTGTGGCGGCAGAAAAGAAAGCTTTGAAAGCAAAAGGGCTGCCAACGTCTAAAGCCGCCCTGTGGAGGCACTTGGCCGAACACGGACGGGTCGATCACGGATATGGCAGCGTTGACTATAAAGTTGGCAAATACGGCAAATTCAAATGTGATTATGGCACGCCAGATGGCACGCTCTACTTTGACAGCCCGGAAATCGCCGGAATCGCTGCAAATAAACTTTAAAAGGACTCTAAAATGAACCTTTTTAAACTTTTCCTTCAAAGCTCCGGCCTCTCTCAACGGGAGGCCGCCGCCTTTCTCAACGTCCGGCCTGACTCCGTGAACTCGTGGTCTTCCGGCAGGCGAACCGCCCCTGACGGCGTGCTCTACCAGCTCTCCGAACTGATCGACCTTCAGGGCCGCATGGTTGACGCCGCCCTGGACGTTATTGAACAGCACCCGGACGCCGAAGAAATCGAAATCGGCTATTGCGCCGACGATCATGAGGCTCAGAGCCTTGGCCTGCCCTTCAAATCCTGCCACGATGCGGTTATCCGGCGTATTGTCGAGGCGCTGGACGAGGAATGCCGCGAAGACATTGTTCTTGTCCCGCGAGGATCGACAGTCTCCAGCGCAGCCGCAGTTGACGCTCACGAATAATTTTTAACTTTTGCCCCAGGTAATTTCCAGATCCTGCAGGGAGGGGACGAATTCAAAAAACTTGTCGCCTGAGTAATCGATCTGTTGATCTTCGTGGGTGTAGCGGCGTTCGCGGCTTTTATTGAGAATTACCAGATCGTTTTCCGCAGTAAGGTGAATTTCCGGGTTCTCCGGATCTTCGGTAATCGGCATCTCATCCATCTTGCCGCTGAAAATTAGCACCGGGTCGGAAATTACCGAACCGGAATCGTCAAGCTGGCCGAACCAGATCCGCGCCGGGCGCCCCTGAAAATCATCGCTAAGGGCCGTGGAAATCAAACTCGATTTTATTCCGGTCAGGCTGAAAGCCGCGCCGGGCGCCTCGACGTTTTGCGTTTCCTCAGCCAGATCGACTTTGAGCAGATCGCCCGAACCGGTCCAGGTCTGCCCGTCCCATGTCAGGTCGCCGTAACCGGTCCAGAACCGCAGCGTGCCGCCGTCAAACTGGCCCTCCATTAATACTATTGGACGGACGGTGTCCGCGGTAATCGCGGTTGTAAAGGCTGCTGTAAGATCGCGGGACATTACAACGCCTCCACGCAGGAAAATGACAAATCGGTAAACGGACCGGGCTGGCGGGTAAAGGGCAGTTCATTCTGGCTCAGGCGGAAAAGCCCTTTTGCCGAGTCAACAACAATCGTTTCTCCGCCGGAAAGCGCAGCCCGCAGCTTCGGCCAGATATCGAATGTCGCATCGCCCAAAGCGTCAAGATCGACATCGTCAAGTACGGCGTAGAGATGAGCGTCGGAGCCGGAGCCGATCTGAATGTGATCGCCGGCCTTTAGGTACCCGGTTGTCGTTCCCAGCCCGGTTGCAATTGAAAGGGCGTTTGTGCGGATTGTGTGCGCGCCGTCCGCGGTTGGCGTTCCCGGCGTTGTAGATGCGCTGCCCTGGCTGGTAGCTCGAACCGGATCGCCCAGCAAAAACGTGCCCTGGCGGCCGTTGAGTTTGTAGAGAAAAGCTTCCCAGTCGCCGGAGTCGGCGTTTGACAAAACCGGCAGGGATACATCCGCAGCCCACATCTGGCCCTGATGCTCCTGGATCTGGCCGTCAAAAGTAAAGGGCGAGCGCGAATCCGCCACGGCCGATTGCGGCCGGACGGTAATTTCCCGAAACCCCGGCGACGAGGGCAGGCTGAGCGGATAAGTAATCGTCATTTTTTATCGCCTTAGATAATCCGACGTTCTGCGAAAACGGTCTGACACCGCTGCCACGGCCCGGCGCTCGACTGTGCCGTTGACCTGACGGATCATTGCTTCCAGACGAGCAAGACCTTCCTTGTCAGCCCCGCGCGCGTCAATGTAGTATGTGTCACTTCCGTTTTTTCCAGAGCCTTTAAGCTCCACCGGGATTTCCCTGCCCCGCGATAGCGGAACGGCAGCTTCCGGCCCGGCTTCCCCGAAGATTGCCGGGCGGTTGGTAACACCGCCTTCGGCAAACAAGCCGCCGCCAGCGGCCATATTCATGGCTCCGAGCTTTAATCCGCCTGGCCCGATTGGAAGGCCGGAAACAAAACTTCCTGCCAGCGAACTAATCGCGTTGCCCGCCGTGTTCTCGAACAGCGTAGAGCTCATCGATTTAACAAGCTGATAGAGAACGTCTCTGGCTTCACCACCGCGCATAATTATATCTGCCAACGCGGTCGAGGCGTTTTTGCCAAGATCGTCCCAGGCAAATGTCTGGGCTTCAATCGCTCTGGTAGACTCGCTAACCATGTCGCCGGTCGAGGCCAGCGCGTCGTTATATTCTTTCTGATAGGCAGCCACGTTTGCCGCGGCCTCGGCGGCGTAGTCCATTACCTCGGACTGATTTTGAACAGCAGCGGTAGTTTCGGTCTGAACTTCGGTTGTGGTTTTAAAGAAATTTTCCGCCTTGTCCAGATCGTTCATCATTCCGCGAAGGTCGGATTCAAAAGCCCGGACGTTTGCCACAGCCTGACGGCGGGAATCAACCTGATCGAGACTGACCGGGCCGCGGCCCTGCCGGCGGCGAATCTGGTTGCCCAGAAAATTGCCGGTCTGCCGGCTCATGCCGACAAAGCCGTCGGAAAAACTGTTAATTCCTTTTGCGATGCTGCCGGTCAGCAATGCCATTTTTGCCAGAAGCTCGCCGATGTTGCGAACTGCATCCGCAAGCTCCGGATCTTTGGCCAGTTCGGCAAATTCATTAAAATCGCCTAAAAAGCCGTCAAGAAGACCAGCCGTAAAATTAACCTTGATTATTTTTCCAAGAATATTGAGATTGTCGCCGGCCTGCTCCGAATTCCTGATTATGTCCTCTTCCAGAATAAACCCGAGCTGCGATGCCTGCTGCGTGTAGCGAAGAATTCCGTCCCGGCCCTGATCCAGCAGGTTGACAAGCTTCGGCCCGGCATCTTCGCCGAATGCCAGAGAAATCGTTGCCGCCTTTTCGCTTACCGTGCCGATTTTCTGAACCGCGTCCGCAGTCTGCAAAAAAGCGTCTTCAATGGAAAGCTGGCCGTTTTTTACAGCCTCTACATTCACTCCAAGCTTTTTAAAAGTGTCCGCATAGGATTTGTTGCCGTCGATTGCCAGCCCGATCCGGCGGTTGAAACGCTGCAGGCCGTCATCCAGCAGGCGCTGCTCTACGCCCGATTGCTCGGCGGCGAAACGGTAGGCCTGCAGCGCATCGGTTCCAACGCCAAGCCGGTCGGCAGTCTTGCCGATTGCGTCAGCGTATTCGATAGACTGCTTTATCAGGTACCCCATTCCGGCGGAACCGGCCAGCGTGGCGATTGCGCTCTGAAAATTCAAATGACTCTTGATCGAGCGCATTACCGTGCGGTTGACCTTTAACCAGCTTTTTTGAACTGTTGCCAGTGACCTGTTCATCCGGGCCGAACCGGACTTGACGGCTGTGGACGCCTTGCCCATATCGCGCTGAAACGAGGCGATATTAGTGTCCAGATTTACGAATAAAGAACCGATTGTCGCCATTTAGATTTTTTTACCTTTCACCGCGTTTTTCATTTTTTCCACGCCGGAGCGGGCCCGGCTGTCAAGTTCGGCGCGTTGCTGCGCTTCCTGCATTTCTTTAGACTGGAGCCGGTAAAGCGCGATCCACTCGCTCAGCTCCTGCGAATCCGCCTCCGCCAGCAGCCGGGCTTTCGTCATGCCAAGGTCTTTGGCAAGCATTAGCACGAACCTCTGCCAGGGGCGGCTTTCTAGTTTTTTTCAAGTGTCTCGATGTCGGCGGCGTTCAGGGAGTTGAGCCGCTGGGCGGTTTCAAAAATCCGGTCGAGAGCGGCGGCGGATTTACGGCCCAAAGCTTCGACGTCTTTAAAACTGAAAAGATTGTTACCGGCTTCGTCTACAACGGTTAAAACCGCCAGATAAGCACGGACGTTTTGCGGATCTGCAGCGTTTTTCATGCACCACAATTCCCATTGATCGCGCTCGGCGCCGGACATGATCCGCACGTAAACGTCTCCGCCCCACTCAGGCACTTTGACACGTTCCGCCGCTCTGTCTTCAGCGGCTAAAATTTTATCTTTTGTGAGAACCTCGCCCATTATCAGGACTCGCTTCTGGAGAGCGTGCCGGCGGATACAACTGAAAGAGAGTAACCCACCAGTTCGCCGATGCTGTTTTGAACGGGCGAATAGGACTGGATCAGGCCGGTGCCGGAATAAGAAGGATTGGAAGCCGAAACCGCGTCGCTTGTCGGTCTGAATGCGACAGTGACCGTGGTTCCGACAAGAGCAAAAAGAATATCATCGACGGCGCTGTCGGCGAAATCGTTCAGGCCGCTGATTTCCATGCTCCAGTTTTTGAGCCCGCCCTTGTTGGATCGGGTATCGTCTCCGAATACGGTGTCGTCCTGGGTTTCAGCTTCATAGCTTAAACTGAGCTGGTTGGAATCCGAGGAGATGTCGTTGGAATCGACGCTGATGTAGGCGTCGGTCAGAACCTTGGTTGCCATTTGATTTTCTCCGGTAAGTTTGAGGGTGTTTAAAGAATTGCGAGCGCAGCGACAAAGTCGAAGTCAGGAGAAGCACCGCCAAGCGTGGCGACAACGCGCCACCAGTCGTCGGTGATTGCTCCTGAAACGCTTTTCCACTGACCGCCCACCGAACTGGTGACCTGATCGAAAGTTATTCTGGTGCTTTCCGAGCCGGTAAAATCGTCGGCGGCATCGGATTCTACAGTCACGTCAAGAGTGCCTGTGCCGTTGACCCCGGTAACGTGGAGCCCGGCGTACATTTTCTGCGCAGCCGTGACTGCGCCAACCTGGCGGGCGGTGCCGTTTTGCGTAGTAGTGACGTCGCTGTCGTTTTCCATGAGGGTGCCGCGCACCAGATTGTCACGGGCGGCGGCGTCAAGTGAAAACGGCAAAAGCTCGCCCAGCTCTCCGTCAATATTGTAGGTTGAAAGCAATGATTGCAGCATGTAGACCGCGCTGCCCTCGGTGGAAGCCGAACCAAAAGTAATCAGCTTGCCTGAGCCGCCGATATTGTTGAGAATCGGCTTGTCCTGGGTGGAATTCCAGAATCCCTGCAGACTGAAAGCGCTGATCTTCAGGCCGCCCTTGTTCGAGCGGGTGTCGTCCCCGAGCACCGTATCGTCCTTTGCTTCCGCCTCGTGGGACAGACCGAGCGAGTTGATCTGGGTGCTGAGGTCATAGCCGTCAAACCAGACTTTCTGGTTCTTTAAAATTGTCGTGCTCATTTTATCAGGATTCCTCGTACCAGATGATGAAATCGAAGCTCAGGCGGTAAAGCAGGGCCTTGTCGTCCCACTCATGCCGCTCGCTCTGGATCATGATGTCATTGATCAGCGTGCCGTCCAGCGTGCCGGTGTATCGCTGAAAAGCGGCCCGGAGCTGATCGGCAATTTCAAGAGCCTGATTGTCGGCTCCGAAGTTTTCGGCCCAGACGTCAAACTGGAGCCGTGCGCGTACGTCTCCGGTATCCTCGCCGAAAACGCTGGTGCGCGGCGCGGAAATAACCTGAAAAGTAACCGCCGGAAGAGTGACGTTATCGGGCATTTTGACCGGGTAGCACCGGCCGGAAATAAGATCGCTTAAACCTGAGTGCGCCTGGGCCCGCGCGTATATTGCGCCGGAAATCGACATTAACGCAGCCTAAGTTTGCCGCCGCGGCGCTTCTTGGCAAGACCGCTGCCCTTAAACGAACCGGCCAGCTTTTCGGCGGCTTTTTCAATCTGCAGGCCAAGTTCTTTGCCGATTGCATTAATGGCTTCCTGCGATTTCGCATCGACCGCCGGGCGCATAAAAGGCTGGGCTGGCATTTGGCCGGTAAAGCGTCCGTTTTTCTGACGGCGCGGACCTGTGCCGAATTCTACCAGATGAGCATGATTGCCGGGCGGCACCTTGACGCTGACAACCAGAAGGCCCAGACCGTGCCTCGATTGCAGTTTTTTAGGCGTCTTGCGCACAGCAATCGCGTCTCTAAGATCGCCTTCATCAACCGGCGCATTTTGCTTTGCCTGATCGGCAATAATTTTGCCGCCTTTACGCAAAGCCGCAACCTGAACTTTTTCGCTGATCTGATCGGGCATGGCGCGAAGAACCTTTTGCAACTCATCTGCGCCGGCGATGCTGTAATCAAAAGTTCCGACCATTTTTAATCCACCTGCGCGGCTGTTATCAGTTCCATCGCCTCGTTTCTGCCGAGCTCTACGATCTGCTCGATGCGGTAGTAGCTGCCGCCGTAATTGACCCGCATCGCCCGGGTAACCCCGGAAAGATGGCGAATTTTAAATTTTGTTATTACTTCAGAATTGACCTGCCTGGCGGCAAAGAACTCCTGCCCGCGTAAATCCTGCTTTTGCGCCCAGACGGTGGCGAAGGTGGACCAGCTATCCACCGCTTCGCCGCTGGAATTGCGGGTCGGCGTGCTTTGCTCGATCGTGATTTTCCTGTCCAGTCGGCCGATGTGCATTTAAAACCTGAGAACCCGGAGAGGGGCCAGTAGTGACTGCACCGCAAAGGGCAGTTCCGAGAAATTCGCGTTCATTGCTACCTGCTGGCGATTTTCATACCAGTGCCCGATTGTAAGCAGTCCGGCCTGCCGGATTGCTTCCGGAACGTCGGAAGCAGAATCGCCGTAGCCGGCTGTGAAAGTAATAGTCACCGCCTTGCGCTGATCGCGCAGGGAAGGCCAGCTTACGTTGTAATCAGGATAAATCAGAGCCTGATCGCGGTCGTTGTCCAGCACCCAGTTGGAAGCGTTCCAGGTCTGGGTGTCGCCGTCGGTATCCACGTACTGAATGCTTGTCACTGACTGGCACGGCGGCAGCGGCACAAGAAGCGCGTCTTCGTCGCTGGCAGGAAAATCGTCAAGCGTCCACTGCCAGGTCTGGGTTATCAGTGCGCGCCCTAGCACGCCGTCGCGGCCGTCAATATGCGATTCAAACGCATCGATTAGGGAACCGATCAGGGTGTCCTCATCGTCTGAGGTAACCCGCAGATGCGTTTTTACCTCGGCAAGCGAAAGTATTCTGGTTGCGGCCGCGCCGTCTGTGGCAAGAGCAAGTCCGGTCATCAATCAGCAGCTATGATATTTGATGCTGTGGTGTTTCCGGACTTGATCCTGGCCGGCCTGATCGGGGGCCAAAGCCCCGCCGCCAAATCGTGAATCACGATAGTCGTGCCGGCTTCGTCAATAATTTCCAGATCGCCGGATGTCCCAACCAGTACCGCCCGCGGCTTAACCGACAGGTCGTTATCGTCATCAGG